CGCACCGGGGTCACATTGTAAAATCGTAATTGTCTTATTATTAGATAATTGCGATTTTCTATTTTATGTTGTTGCACAACATTCGCACAACATCTCGGTATGTGGAGAGATTTATTAATAAAATAAAAGCCCGTTTTTTAGACGGGCTATTATTGGCATTACATGTTCTTTTTAACAAGATCAACATATCCGGGGAAGTCTCCGGGATTATTATACAGTTTCTTTGGATCATTCGTCATCTGAATTATTTCCCAGTTTGGCGAAATAAATATAAGGTACTCGTCCAAGATTACAGCTCCTAATTTATTCTTACCTCTAAATTTATACTTGTATAAATAGGCTACATCTTCATTGACTTTATCGCCCATCGCATTTTGAATAGAATCTATGCCAATTAGTATTATACTATCTTTAGTTATTGAGGAAGAATAATCTAATCCATAATTAGATGCCCCTTTATTGTTTTCAATGCTTTTTTGGAAGTATTCTTTTCGATAGTTTATATTATCAATATACTTTATAGTATCAATGGCTTCCGCAGAAACAAACTCATAGCTAGACCAATCATTCATTTCTGTTTTCAGTTTGGCTTCTACTACTTCTCTTACTTTTTTCTCGTTTTGATTACCTGATCCCCCACATGAACAAAGTGCAGTGATTGCACATACTAATAAAATGATCTTTTTCATAAGCTTATTTTCTTTTGGTTGGTGATTTTCTTGTATGAGGTCGTACATAAGTTCCATCTTTTCTATAATATCCTTTTACTTGTACTCGACCTGTACCAGTGGAACGTGGAGGTGAATATGAGGATTTCGTCTTGATCGATTCTGTAAAATCTATTCTTTTTCCTTTAAAGTAATAGGTGGAATCTGTAGAGTTAAAAGTTAGATATTTTAGATCTTTAGAGGATATTTGTATAGGGTTTGATAAATTATAAGTTCCACAAATATATCCTTTATGACTTCCATATTGGGCTTTTTTTACCGTGCTACGACTCTCTTTGATAACTATATGTTTTCCTTTAGGAACATACATATAAGGAAGAAAATTATCTTTTGTAGGTTGTAAATCTATTTTGGATTCTGTTTGATATATATAATATTTACCTGATGAACATCCCGTCATTAATATGGTAAAAATTAATATTAAGAATAATATCTTTTTCATAAGCTAGTTTTTTTAATTATCCAATTTTGTTTGATTGTGTGAATTTAAATACTCTATTGCCTTTAGGTACTTTTCATTAAATTCATTCATCTTTTTATTATATCTCACTGTGTCTTTAAATAATTCAAAGTCTTCTTTTATATGTGCTTTCTCTGTTTCTGCATTTTCTATAATATCTTTATAATACTCTATGTTCTGTTGTTCAACGACAGAGCGCCATAAGAATATAGGGACCAGTAAAAACAATGAGAGTAAAATGTATAATATGCCTGCTTTTATTAGTGATTTTCGCTCGGAAGGATTACAAGGTACTTTTATTCTTATATCCTGTTTTACATGTCCGTTCAGCCTGCGACCATCTTTATATCTTTTATCTGGTACAAATTGTGCAACTAAAACAGATTTCTTCATGAATACTGTTTTTTGAAAAAACTTCATGATACCAAATATTAATATAATAATAGAAGGTACTACTAAAATAGCAAAAAATAAAGAAACAATATAGAGTGCTATTTTAATACCAGCGTTATATCTAAATAAAGATACTTTAAACCCTTCTGCTTCTGCTCTTAATCTTAATTCTTCGGGGGAGATAACCTCATTGGTTGATTCATCAAAAAATTGGTTATGTGTATTTTTACCGATACCTCTTATTGGGGTACTATGTGCATTCCCATAAATAGAGTTACTTATCACTTTCCCTCCATCTCGTCCCACTTGATTCACAGCAGACCGTACAAAACCTTTTGCTAAATCTTCAGTAAAATTTCCCATATAAATTATTATCTTCTTCTAGGTCTTTGTAATTCTATAACGTTAAATATCTGCTTTACTTCTGCTAGATCAATCACTCGATCAGGATACATACTATTTAAAGAATGTATTGTGATTGTATGATTATCTATATTATGATCTATGATTCTCTTTACGAGTATTCCTTCTTCATGTACAATAACGAAATCCCATTTAGTATAATGCAGCTTTGATTCTATCCAATATTGGGAATATATTTCTCTACATAATAATCTGTCACCTTCTAAGTAACTTTCTTCGGTTCCGTCATTCATACTATCTCCCCTTACTTCAAAAGCTACGTAGTTTCCTTTGGCTTCATGGTCTATAATAAATGGTATGGTTGGGAGAGTTTCCATGTATGCGGCATCTTGATATCCGCATAGGTATCCTGCTTGTGCGTATTGGCTCACTAATGGTACGTTTATAATATGGCTTTGGTTAAGTGGTATTGCTTCGCTTATGTTTGTTTTAGCAATATTATCGCTAGCTTCGTTGGATACAAAATACTCAGATACTTTTTCTATTCCGAAAACGTTTACAATGTTGTTGTAAAGTTCCTCGGTTAGAGGTTTTTTGCCGCTTTCTATTTCTGATAAATAGGCTTGCTTAATGCCTATTTTCTCTCCGAAATCTTTTTGTCTAAGTTTTAGTGACTTCCTTAAAGATGCGATATTGATTTTATTCATAATGTTAATTATTGTTATTATAGCGATAAATTCTTGCGATAAATAGCAATATATCGCAAGAAGATGATATCTTTGCAATGTCAATCAATCAATCAATACTGCAAAGGTGCGAATATTGTGCGATAAAACCAAATTATTTACATAACTAAAAATAGGTAAGGCAATGAGAAATAGAGATTATGAACTAGTAAAAGACGGCAAATATAATATGAAAGCCATCATGCAGAGAGCTTGGGTATATGTACGCCAGTATGGTTATTCTCTTAAATCTGCCTTGCGTATTTCTTGGGTGGACGCTCGCTTAAAGATGGATGAATATGTAGAATCATTGAAGCCGAAAGCCATTGAGTCTAAACAGGGTAATGTGTTGAAAGCGTTTTTCGCCGATAAGTATGCTAACTACGATAGTTCTTGGAGATAATGAGTGAAGAAAAAATAAACGAAAACTTAGTTTTCCTTCGGAAATACACGGACGATCTGAAAGAACGAGATGAATATACAGTTCAGATGCTGGCTGGAAGCAAAGAAACGAAAGAAGAAATTATCAGTAACCTTCTTCGAATAATAAAAGATTACGAGGCTCTGTTAGGTTAGAACCTACGAAAGAAGCGAGCAAAACGCTTTCAGGGTACATTGATTAGTTCTTTGACATATTGGATCATACGAAAAGAAATTCAACCGTAGCAGGAATGCCGTGATCGGTTGAAGGTTCGAATTAGTTACATATATCACTTGGAAGTCCGAAAAGTCTTTATCAGTAAGCATATAGCAGGTTAGGCGAGCTATAACGCTATCTAAGTGATTCAACATACAGCCCGTCACGTCTCGATACGTGGGAGAATCCGTAAAAGGTATCGCGGGCACTAACTAACTTTAAAAGTATAATAAGGAGGTAAATCATGCATTATAAGAATAGTGAGATTATTGTTAGCGTGGCGGTTTGTCATAGGGGGACCCATAATATTATTGAGGAATGTGCAACGATGAAGGAAGCTCGTAAATTCTCAAAGGAGAATGGATATAACGAAGCTGATTATTGGTATTTGGCAGCTGAAGTAATAAATAAGGATGGGGATACTAACCCTGCCGTTTGGAATAAGGAGAGAGGAGAGGCAATTAAAAGACTGAAGAAGTTGTTGTAGTTACTAAACAATACTAATACATCTATCGAGATGTATTGAGTTGTTTTGTCGTGTTTTATTTTGTGTTTGTGTTGTAGGGTGTGCCGTTCGTGAGAATAGCGCACCTTTTTAATTGGGTAAGTGGCGGAATTGGTAGACGCTTAGTTTGAAAATACGGCTGGCTAGCCTCGAAGCAGGAAAGACGATTGGGGAAGTCAGAACCGCAATTGAAACGTACAAACGAAATCTTGCAAATCCCGGTTCGAATCCGGGCTTATCCACTAATAATAATCAAATAATTAATCTTATGGCAAAAAGGATAAAGACAATAACAGGAGATTGGGTAGATTCAATTAGTAAGCTATCTATAAATGAATCAGCTAGAGTTTTAGATAGTAATTATGATCGTGTTATGAGTTCTGCTCGTTATCGACTAAGACGGAAAGGTATTGAAATAGAGACCGTCGGAGATAAATACTTTATAGGTAAAACAAGGTTTTTTAATATTAAAAGGATATCGTGATGGAACCCTTAACTCAATGTGAGTATCAAGTAGCACATGAAGTTGCAAAAGGGCATACTCCTTCTGAAATAGCTGAATTGCTCCAAAAGTCAATATGGACAATAAAGGCACAGATTAGGGATATTCATAAGAAGTTAGGCATTAACAATAACGTAGAGCTTACTTTATTCCTGTTATGTGATAGGACTAAAAGAAACTTTGATTTGAAGGAGATTAGGAAGCACGGTATTGAGTTATTCTTCTCTGTTTGGTTCTTTATACTTGCTATTACGCCGAATTATCAAATGGACATAAGACGTTGTAATATTCGTCCTGCTGCAAAAACAGCTCTACGTATAATGAGAACTAAAATGGACGGTGATTTAATGCTTGCCGCTTAGTATTAACTTAAAAATAATGTTCTATGAAAACTATTCATAAAATTCAAAATGCTATTGCTGTCATTGCTCTTGCTATGGTGACCCACCTAGCATTGCAAATCGAAATGACTAGAAACGAAACAATATCATGTATTATAATGCTATTGTTAACTGTGTTCATGCTTTTAGAGAGAAGTTCAAAAGAGGTGCATCAAAAAGAATAGGGGGATAGATATGAGTATTCAAGAGATCATGAGTCTTGGGGGGAGTAAGATATCGGCTAATGTGAATTTTGAAGATTTAAAAGCATTCGCAGATTATCTCATTCAAAAAACAAAAGAAGAAGTTGAAGAATCTATTTTGGCTAAGAAAAAAGAGACTTTCGTAAAGCCCAAAGATGCTTGTAAACAGTTACAGGTTGATCGGTCAACTTTGTGGAGATGGGCTAAGACAGGTTATTTAATTCCCGCAGAAGTCGGTGGAAAAAGACTGTATAAACAATCTGAAATAGATATTATATTACGCAAATAATTTATTGTTTAATCCTAATCCCGGGGTAAAGGACTCCGTGCGGTATCCAGTCCGCTATTTAAGTTTTGAATTATCCCGGTGTCCGTTGGTTCGGTATCCGGGAACTATTTTATTAACTACTTTAATAATAATGAATATGGACGATTTAGCTATTAGAGAACGAGAATCCTCATTTGTGATTCAAGCAGCAGACCTAAGTAAAAATGATCTTCCTTCTTTGGAAGATGCGCAAGAATTACCGATTGACCTTTGCGGAAACTATTGGACACCAGAGAAACCAGGTGAATTTAGAAAAATGTACTTTGTAGAAATCAAACCTCAAAAGGTATTGAGTGCTACCAGTCCGGACGAATTAATAGATTTGGATTGTGCTACTTTCTTAGAGAAATCAGCAGATGGTACAGTGCAGACGGTTACAAATGGCTCTCGTAGATTGGTTGGTATTCTTGAACAGTATATTGAGAACGGATCACTTAAAAGTGGCATGCCTCTTAAAATAACCTACATGGGCAAGCGTAAGAACAAAACGAATAACTTCCAGTCAGATAATTGGTCTGTAAAACCTTTGCGTATTAACTTGCCTGTTGCCGGATGATAGATTTTAATTTGGACGATTGCGCAGAAGGGGAAGAACTCAACCCTTCTGCTTATAATCCGGAAGATTATCCCACCAAAGAGGAGATGCTTGATTTTATCTCTTTGAATTGCAATAAGCCACCTGTTAATATTGATTTGAAGGAATTGAGCGTTAACGGAGTAGTAAAGCGTGATCCTATGGAGATGTATTTGAAAAGCGATCATATTTCCTCTTCCAATTTGAAAAATGCTCTTAAAACTCCACGATCCTTTTATTATGATTACGAAAGGACATTTGAAGAGAAAGAAAAGCCTTGTTTTCAGTTAGGGACATTTGCCCACATGGCATTTTTGGAACCACGTTTATTCGAGCTTGTCAAAGTAGAACCTAAGTGTAACCAATCATCGAAAGATGGCGTGCTTGGAATGATTCGGTTCTATAATGAATTGCTCCTGAATGATAAGAATTATGTTCCAGATGTCGAAGAAGAAACACCTTCTGAAAGGTGGAATTTCTGCGATCTGAAAGATTTTCGTGATAATAAGAAACAGAAGTGCATTGATTTGGGATACTCGTTTATCAGTGATGAAATGAGTATGATAATTAAAGCTCTTGAAAGAAACTATTATTGGTATGGTGGCGGCATCATCAAGCAGCTTTTGAAAGGTGCATACTCAGAAGTATCATTTTATGGCAAGGATGAAGAAACGGGACTTAATGTAAGGGTCCGACCGGATTATTTCAATGTAGAGGAAAATATCGGTGTAAACGCAGTTATTTCCTTTAAGACCACACGTGCCGATGATCTTGGCAAGTTCTACTATGATTGTGCCAAGCTCAAATATGAGCTTTCAGAAGGAATGTACCAAGAGGTTATGAGTAGCGTTACTGGACGAAACTTTAATGTAACGATCATGATCATGCTACAGACGGTTGAACCATACGATGTCGCTGTTCTCTTCTGGTCGCCCGATGATTTGGCAAATGGTAAGTATAAATATCGATATGCTCTCTCAATCGTAAAAGACTGTTTCGACAAGAAATGGTTTCCCGGATATGACGCTAAAGCCGAAGAAGGAGCTAGAGGTATTATTGATATGCAGCTCCCGGAATGGAGTCAAAAGATGCTTCATCCGGTGGCTATAGAGGATTAATTTAAAATTTGATATAGAAAAGATTATTATGAGACCAATATATTTTAGAGCTAAATCAATAGAAACAGGATCATGGGTTTATGGTGATTTACGACAAGGATGTATGGGAGTAAGGATTATAGAGGAAATTGATCTTCCTCCTACAATGAATGATCCATGTGGCAGCGTAGAGACCTTATATCATACAGTTGATAGTGGAACGGTCGGTCAATTTACAGGATTGTATGATAATACTAAATGGGAAGAACTGAGCAACGAAGAGCAACAAGATTTCATAGAACGGTATCATCTACACTCAGAAGACTGGAAAGGTAGAGAGATTTACGAAGGAGACATATTGGGATTTACTACTAAAAGGGAAATGGGTTTTCAAAAAGATAATGTTAAAGTGGCTTTATCGGTAATATTTGGAGGGTACAACCCTGATAATAGTACTGTAAGCGAATATGTTGAATTTTGGACTAGTTACAATGGTGACTGTCATGGCAGTATTGCCTATGTAGTTAACTCTCATGGAGCAAAAGTAATTGGGAATATCTATGATAATCTCGAATTAATGAATTTATAACCTATAAAATAAAGAAACAATGATTGATTTAAAAGACTATGTACCGGAGGAACTTAAATTTAAGCTCCCTACCACCGTGAAATTTCCCGAAGTGATTTTCTCTGATTGTGTCTCTATGGACGATGTAAAGAAGAAACTGGCAGAAAGTTTTGTCACCATCCAAGAGAAAGACGTGATCGCTAACCGGGTGATGGATGATTATGAAATATCAACTATCCGTGCGAATTATGGTGAGATTGCCGAGGAACAGATGCCGGAACTTGAAGCACAGTTCGAAGCATTGAAAGCAAAGTTCAATACCGAGAAGAAAGAATTTGAGGCAAAGATTTCAGCTTTAAATACTCAGTTTAAGGACCTTGTAAACCTTGCAAAGAAAGGTGTGAAGGATTATCCTTTGAAGATGATCGATACTTTCCGCATTCCGGTTATGGGGTATTACTTATATTACTCATGGGTGAATGACGCTTTTCGTCTGGCATTAGTTCAAGAAATTCCGAAGCATGAATACAACGATCTGTTTAATTCTGGAGAAAAGAATCAAGAGGCATTCAAAGAATTGGGATACGAACTGCCAAACGTTGATTTTAAAGATACTCGTAAGAATGTCCGCCGATTCGGAGAAGGAGAGGATATAATCGAGGTATGGGAGGAAGATGGTCAAGATGTATGGCTGGAGCAATGGATTGAAGATTTCGTAGATGAAGATACCAGTGAAGTAGTTCCTATTGAACGTCACGAATGGCATCGAGTTCCAATCGAAGAAAGTCCATGGAGAAAGGAGGACGAAAATGACGAGACTAGCACACAAGAGGGGGAGACCGACGAAATACCGGAAGAGCCTGAAGAATAACCCCTACTGGGAAGAAGTTAAACGAAAGGTTAGAATCCGTGACGGGCACAAGTGCCAAGTATGTGGAAAGACTTATAATTTGGAGATTCATCACAAAGTCTATGACGTTGCAGGATATTCTATAGTTGGACATGAATTAGAGTTCTTGTATTGTCTTGAAACGCTATGTGAAGATTGCCATAGAATGAAACATGGTAAATAACTTTGTTAACCTGCTCGTCCGGTCTGTGAAGATATGACGGGCAAACATGGGGATGTAGCTCAGTGGATAGAGCGCCGTGTGTGGTGGAAGGTTGGGAGTTCGATTCTCTCAAGTTGATTCTTAGCTTAACGGGAGAGCACCACAAGCGGAGGTCGATGGTTCGAATCCGTCCATTTCCACAAGCCTTTAGGATGGTCGAAGCAGAAGTAGATACAAATAAACTTATATAAGTTTACGGGCTGCCGAATGATGCGGCTATACACGACGGAAAGACGCCGAAAAACGTATAAGTGTTTCTATGAAGTAGCTGAAGAGTTGTTGTAATGCCCCGGAGAATATGCTTCGGGGCTTTTAATTAGAAACCTATAAATATTAGATATGAAACAGGTAAGTAGTAAACAAGCTCAGAGAAACAGGGAAGTTGCTAAAATAAAGCAGTCGCTTTCTCCTTTTTGTGCAATATGTGGAAAGCCGGCAGTGGATGCCGCGCATTTGATCCCTAAGAGTATGTATCCGGAACATTACACCAATCCTCAGAACATCGTAGGATTGTGTCGGGAATGCCATAATAGGTACGATAATAACTTAGCATTCAGAAGGAGACAGAAGCGTCTTATAGAGCGTGTGAAGTCTTTTGATGAATGTGCAGCAAATAGATATTTTCATTTATGAATAGCTATCAACTGATTTCCAAGCTCCGAAAGGTACGTGATGATACTTACCTAACTACAGCAGCGCAAGCCTTATATCATGAGCTTGTAGCGATTTGTAATGATATGAAGTGGAAGGATGTGTTTTTCGTTCGTAGTAATATTCTTTGTGGGAATTTAGATATGTCTGATAATACTCTTCGCAAGTCGAGGGAGTGTTTATCTAACGCTGGTCTTATTCATTTTCGATCCAGTAAAGACAAGCGCATAGGATGTTATTATTCATTCATGAAAAGTATCAGTGATGATTTACTATCATCCGCAACATCATCCGCAATATCATCCGCAAATATTGAGGATGAAAGTGCGAATGATAGTGAGAAGGAGATTGTTAATTCATCCGAAGAATCATCCGCAATATCATCCGCAATATCATCCGCAAATATTGAGGATGAAAGTGCGAATGATAGTGAGAAGGAGATTGTTAATTCATCCGAAGAATCATCCGCAATATCATCCGCAACATCATCCGCAAAAAATGAGGATGATAAAAATACATCATCCGCAATATCATCCGCAAATATTGAGGATGAAACGCAATTTCCACCTATTATAGATAATATAAACATAAAACAAGAAGAGAGTCTCGCGCATACGCACGAGAGCACCCCACCCGAAAAGCCTAAGCGATCTAGGAAAAAAGAAGGAGATGCGAAGCCTTTAGTTTACCCTTTTACTTCGATAGCATTTATGTCGGCATGGACGGAACTTGTGAAAACTCCAAAATGGAAAGGAAAGCTAAATTATGCTTTGCAGATTTCATTAAACAAGCTGGGTAAATTTGAAGAAGAGTTCGCTATCCGACAAATAGAGCGAGCTATAGAATCCAATTGGACCGGAGTCGTATTCTCTGGTACTGAACGTGATTATCAAGAATGGCTAAAACAAAAAAAGTATGGAAACAATCAGAAACCTTGTACAAGCAAGCAGGAAGCAAATGACCATGCCTTGCAGCAATTCATTGCCGAGCGTCAGCGTAGAGAGCAAGGCTTGGTTAACGAAGTGGAAAGACCCTTCTGATATTGAGCGTGTCTTTTCTCCGACAAACTGGGCTTATGTGGCTCAGAATCCAGAAAAAGCATATTTTTCAAATTGTCCCACGATTAAAAAGTATGATGAAGTTTATGGAGAAGGAAATGCGGAAATGTGGATTTATGCACAAGTGCTGGCATTATTTGGGTCTAGTTCTTGTAAAGACGAAGGGGTAGCACAAGGAATCGGAATATTTGCTCAGACATTTGCATCGTCTGTTCAGATATACAAATTATCAGAACTAATGCTGTTTTTTTCTCGATACAAGTCCGGAAGATACGATAACTCTTTTTCTCAATTTGATGCCCGAAGGATTGGAAATGCTTTTTTCAAAGAGTTTATTCCAGAGAGACAGAAAGAAATTGATCGATGTGAAAAGCGAAAGATTAATGAGGAAGCATTAGCTAGACGGGAATTGCCTGCCGGATATACAATCCCCAAAGGGTATAATCCCTATACTTGGTATTTGGAGACTAAGAGACGTGCTGCCAATGGAGACAAAGAAGCTATTGAGAATTTAAAATATCCCCAAGTTCGATTTACATAATGGTCTATCAGATCGCTATTTTTTTTATTTAATAACCAAAACGTTTTCCTGATATCGGGAAGACGATCAATACGATAAAAATATGAAGCAATCAATTGTAGAAGTAGCGTATGATTACGCTACGGAGAAAACGAAGTTCAGAAAAGACGTCCTAAAAGAAGTTGATGCGGATAACTACGTTTCCCGTCACTCTGATTCTATGGAAGACTTCCAGTGTGGCGCAGACTGGCAGGCGAAGCAATCCCCTTGGATAAACGTCAACGAACGGTTGCCGGATAATGACGATGACCTTTATTTCGTGTTAGATACAAAATTAGAACCTCCTGCATGTGGTGTATGTGATTTTGATTTAAACATGCACAAATGGGTTGGTGCAGGTGGTATTATTGTATATCCTACTCACTGGATGCCAATACCGAAGTTTAACGAATAACAGTATAATAATGAGCAAAATAATTGCGTGGTTTAGTTGTGGTATAACATCGGCTGTTGCTTGTAAAATAGCTTTACAGACATACAAAGATGTAGTCCTATACTATACAGACACTGGCTCACAGGAAGAAGATAGTCTACGCTTCCTTCATGATTGTGAGCAATGGTTTGGGCAAAAAATAAACATTGTCCGGAGCAAGGAATATACTAACCATTTCGATGTGATTGAAAAGAAAGGGCTAATCAGTAAGCACAATTACTATCCGTGTACCTTCGAACTTAAAAAACGGCTTCGATACCAAATCGAAGATGAATTGAAATATTGGGATGGTCAAGTATGGGGATTTGATATATCGGAAACCAATCGGGCACAACGAATGATTGAGCAATACCCGAACATGAAGCCATTGTTCCCATTAATCGACAATCAACTATCAAAGGCTAATTGTGCCTGCTTACTTGCAAAAGAAGGAATAGAACTACCTCGAATGTATAAGATGGGATATCACAATAACAACTGCATCGGTTGCATCCGTGGCGGAATGGGTTACTGGAATAAGATTCGTATTGATTTCCCGGAAGATTTTGAACGTATGGCAAAATTGGAACGTGTTGTCGGGCATTCTTGCCTGAAAGAAAGAATCGGTAATGAAACAAAGGCTTTATTTCTTGACGAGCTTTCTCCTGACCGTGGCGATTTCCCTACTGAGATTATGCCGGAATGTGGATTGTTTTGTGAATTAGAATTTATGAATTAGCGTAAAACTACATAATCATGAATAAAATAAGACTAATACTTCGTTGGTTATTTATTCCATTGTGGACTACATTATTTTTTGTGTATTTGCTTATATGGTATATACAAATGAGTTGTACTATTTCAGCTTTCAAGATTATTGGAATACTTTTCTAATATTATGGGATAAAATAATGCTATTAATGAGATTAAAAATAAGAAAGACATTAATTATTTTGTAAACTTGCATTTTGGGTAATTACTGCATCCGGTGAAATTTCCGTACTTCCCTTTCCGTTCGACTAATTGGTTGCCACATCTGGGACAAATGCCGTTATGGATCATAGTGTTTTTGTTTGTAATAATCTGATGTATCTTTTGCTTATGCTCTTTTTTAGTATCTTTAGTCACTAAATTTGAGTGAGATAGTTTTTCCGTTAATATCTGGACATCTACAGAATTTATGGTGGGAGTAGTGTAGCTATAAATAACATCTTTTAATTGGTTTGAGTATATAACGATTTCTCGGGTATTACATTTTAGAGTTGCACCTCTTAAGAATACAATGATTGGTATGAATTTATTTTCGGGAATGCTCAAAAGACTTTCCAACGCTTTCACATGAGAGTAGTTTTGTTTTAATGGGTTCTGGAACTGATATTTGTTACCATACATATTTTTAGTCCAAAATTCAGAATAGTCTGAACCGAAAATCCAACCAGAGTAGTTCTTGGTTTCAATAACAAAGATACCATATGGTGATACTACAACATGGTCAATTTGTACAGAGCGTTCATTTATACAGATATAAATATCGTTAAATAGATGATATTCACTTGGAAGTGACATTAGTATTTTGGAAACCTTTCTTTCTCCATATTTTCCTTTGATGGCTGCTTGATTATATCCTAATGTAATTGCAATTACAAAAATTGCAATTACTATTATAACAATAATTTCCATAAGTTATCAGTTTTAATAGAACTTGATTAAGTATCTGCAAATGTAAAAATAATAAATATAATATGAAAGCAATTAGTATTAAACAGCCGTGGGCTTATTTGATAGTCTACGGCATCAAAGACATTGAAAACCGTACTTGGGCGTGTCCTAAAAAGTATATTGGGCAAAGGGTACTGATACATTCAAGCGCCATCCCCGTGCAAATGATAAATCCTAATAGTGTATTCACAAGGCAACAATGGGACAGTTTATCACTTGGATTTCAGAGAGATATTATTTGCGGTGAGGGATATGTAAATTCTGCTATCATCGGAAGTGTTGAGATAGTAGACTGCGTAATAAATCACTCTTCCATTTGGGCGGTGAAGGAAGGTTATAACTGGATACTGGCTAATCCTATTATTTATGATGAACCTATCGGAAATGTGAAAGGGAAACTATCTTTTTGGGAGTATGATGGTCCATTAGTGCAGACGAAGGAAAATGTTGATAGATTAACTTATAGAGAAAGGCTTATAGCTATGCGTAAGGAGATGGAAGAAAGGGGGAAATCATGGTAGGAGATATTCGTATTAGGCGTAGGAAAGATAAATACCACGTTATGGAAGAGCAGGGAGATGGTAGATACTTTACTATTGAAGGAGGAAAATGTAATTCAAAGGAGGATGCCATAAAGCTAAAAAAACGATTTCTGTTCGTTAGAGAGAAAGTTAGATTGTTCAATCAGAATCTTAGAATACAATTGAGAGAAAAGAATAAACCAAATGGATGATCACATAAATCAAAGTTTGTATGCTGATTCAATAAAAGAAGCTACAAAAGTAGAGTTCCTTGCAAGTAGTGAGGAACTTTTTTTATATGCTGTTTCCCTGTATAATTCGATGATGTGGGGCAGAAAGATAGACCGGGAAAATCTTAGAAATAAGAAGAGATCAAAAAAAATAGGGAGAACTAGCAAGGTGTAAAAGCATTGTTCTCCCCAATCATTCACGATTGTATAGCAAATATACTATTTATTTTAAAAATAATCGTGTTATGGATAGAAATTTTAATGAAAAGACGTGGGTAAATGTACGTGAAATAGGGATAATTCTTAATGTCCATGCCTTTGTAGTGTATTCGTATTTATTACAGATTGGGGTAAGGTGCGTTAAAGATAGGTATGGGAACGGATATGTCAATGGAGTAGATATCACCAAGCATTTTGAAGGTTTAAAGAAATTCGTGAAAGGATTGAGGAATGGAAGAAAAGAGCAAGCCCCCCTCAAAGAACTGGCTTTTATTGATCCTGTGATAGGGAGTCATAATGATTGGGAGAGTAAAGCGGACGGCTTGGACAAGGTGAAGAAGGATTTTTATGCCTCATATACAAATCAGGTCTACAGGATTAATCACTACCAGAATTTAAAGAAGGCTTTGTTCCGGTGGGAACGTGCCACGAGAGTCTGGAAGTATGTGGAAGAAGAAAGAACTGCACAAGACCCTAATGAATGGATGGAGAGCATTTCGTTAAAATACAAGCTGTGTAATACGATATACGATGAAGAACGCCGTAAATCTGTACTTGACACAATTTGACATGGCTGTAAGAGTGATATCGGGTAAATTTGCTATTGATATAAAACTGATTATAGCATGGCGTACAATTTAAAGGAAATGACTGAAATGTGCTCTAAATGGGTGGCTGAAAATGGGCTAATGGAGCATGGCGGTGCGAGGTTGAAAGACTTTTGCGCTCATTTCGGCATAGACTCTCAAACATACTATCGTTGGCTTGAAAATGCGGATTTTGCGGATGCTATAAAAAAAGGGAAAAATGAGTTTAAGGAGAAGCTAGAGCAGAGGTTAGTTGAATCTCTATCAAAAGCTGCTTGCGGATATGAATTTGAGGAAACTAAAACCGAATATGAAGGGAAGAAAGTAAAGAAGAAAATAGTAACAGTGAAGAATGTAGAGGCGAATGTTGGTGCTGCTATATTCTTGCTTACAAATATATCTCCAGATCGTTGGCGTAATAAACAAACTGGAACCGATGTGAAGACGGAAGGAGTAACATTGAAGGTCGAAGTATTGAAAGAAGAATCGGTTAGTAATATTAAGAAGCTCTCTACACTATCGCAGAAACGGAAGATGAAAGGAGAGGGGGAAACAGAAGGCTCTGAACAATGAAAACGACCTATGTTTTTGACAGGCTATTAGAAGCCACGGTAAATCCAGTGATTCGTGGAGTATCCTCACGGGGTGGTACTCGATCTTCTAAAACGTGGAGCATGTTACAGTTGCTTTATCTTATTGCCGAGAAGTCAGAAGCTCCTTTGCTCATATCGTGTGTAACTGATACAATGCCGGGAGTGAAACGTGGTATGTTTCGCGATTTCAAACGTATGTTGCAAGATGAAGGTCTTTGGAATGGCAAGGCAATGAATTTAACTGAAATGACCTACACTTTTCCTAATGGATCACAGATAGAGTTTTTCGGTTGTGAGAATGCTGCGAAAGTATTTGGTCCTGCACGTGATATCCTGTTTGTAAACGAAGCACAGAGAGTTCCGAAAGAAGTATTCCGGCAAATGGCGGTTCGTACTCGTTTGATGCTGTATGTAGACTTTAATCCGGTTAAGAAGTTTTGGGCACACGACTATTTCAAGGGTCCCGGCATGGTGGAAATCGTCAGCACCTACAAGGACAATCCATATTTGACACCGGAGCAGATCGAAGAGATTGAGAGAAACAAGGCTGATGAAAACTGGTGGCGAATCTTCGGACTAGGTGAAACGGGAGGAACCGAAGGACTGGTATATCCTGAATATGATATTGTGCCGGAGTTTCCTGCGAATTGTAAATGGTGTCTTGGTCTTGACTTCGGTTTCTCTGGTGATCCTACGGCGATTGTAAAAGTTGGCTTCGATAAAGATGATCTTTATGTTCAAGAGATCGCATACTCTACAGGGCTGTTGAATTGGGATATTGCGAATGTCTTGCGCAAGAATGGGCTACATAAAGTTACCACTATTGCTGATAATCAAGAGGCGAAGAGTATTGCTGAGATTTCTCGTTTGGGATGCCGCATATTTCCATGTATAAAGGGAAAAGGATCAATCATGGCAGGTATTTCACAAGTGAAGCAGTTTAAAATGCACATTGTACAAGGTAGTCGAGGTATACAAGACGAAGCAGATAATTACTCTTATGTATTTGACAAGATGACCGGACTCTATGATACGAACGAGGCAGTAGACGAAAATAATCACGCTATGGACGCTATACGATACGCGACTGAGTTTCTGATCGCCAAGTATCGTCCCGGCAAGAAACAAAGAAAAGATGAAGAAAAGCGCAATTAAAACCTTTCGGGGATATGTGCGATATCAGATATATCGCCTATTTACCCCATTTCGTTGGTTATGGAAGACGTTTGTTCGTCTGACAAGTAGATATCAACGCTTGATGCAATTACGGCGTATAGCGAATCTAAAGCCGGATGCTGTGGAGAGTCTTTCGCAAGATGAAGCCGCACTTCTGCATTATATGTCGGAATACTTAATACCTTCCCGCTGGGTAACACGTAATGGACAGATAATTTATACGTGTCCATCAGTTGAGGATGTGACTCTCTGGCAGATGATTGAAGCACGCAGAGCTGAAACAGTATTAGAACGTATTAGCGGATGGACTGGGGGGTATGTACCAGAAACTGTTGCTGATATGGTGAAACTGACAAAGTACATTGTGGAGCAGATTGGGCAGGCTGACGAGCTGGAACGTGTACTGTTACCAGGTGCAGGTGGTTCCGGTGAATCGAATCCAATCACTGAAGCTAAAAGTGTGCTAGGAATGGTACAGATCACATCCGAACTGTTTAACTGCTCATTCGAAGATGCGAAGAAGATAAACTACTCAGATGCTATTCTAGCGATCAGCAAGAGACATGATGAAGTTGAGAAACAAAAATCTAAAACAAAATAATCATGGGAAAGAAATATAGTATTAATTCAGCAGGAAGAATCGTAGCCGAGAGAGACATATACTCTCTTGGCGGCTTTATACCTAAAGGAACCGTAGGGGCTAGTATAGCTGACGAAACACAGTTATCACAGGAAGGTGATTGCTGGGTGAACGCCGGAGACTTATCTACCAATCCGTGGATTACTGTTTCCGGTAATTCCTATATTGGAAATCTAGTGGCTGGTGGGGTCACCGCAAACAAGAATCCTATCCGCATAGACGGGGATACTTGGATACCCGGAGCAATAAGATTCTATCATCCGGGGTCGTCCCCAACAGCAGACTTGTTCATTAAGGACAGTTTCATCGGCTTCGATATGGACGTTTCCCCCGGTCCGAGAACTACGGCAACAGCATTCCCTTTCGAGCAAGGAGGGTACTTATCCACTGCACCGAGAGGAACCGCTTTTTCATCATCTGTAATTCAAACCGGATACACAAACCTTTGTCGAAGCACGGATGCGGTTATAAGATGTGGATTGAATACATACGTGTATCTTCCAACGGGATACTCCGGTAGAATTCTATGGGCATACACCGAAGGTGGAACAGCGGTGTATTCGGGAGAATCTAAAGTGATACCTTCAGGACTGACTAAAATAGAACATCCGGTATATAAGCAATTTATGTTGCATATCAACAAGATTAACGGAACCGCAATGACCCCTGCTGATCTGTTGGGTATAGGAGCTAAGATACTAGGACACGTGTATGCATCAGCACCCATAGAAATACGTGCGGGATCAGCTTCCGGAAGTTATACTATGGCTAGATCGTCTCTGACGATTAAAACAGATGTTTATAATCCCGGTGTTAATCCTATTCGACTATTAGATGGGTGGATGTATAACACCAATTGTGTCACGGAAACGAGAACCGACATCAAGATATTCGGAAGATTTAATAATGTGAAACTTTTGGAGTTCCTGTGGTATATACCGGATTCACAGATTTCGAATGGTAAACGAGATACTTTTATCACAGCGTCTGACTGTCCTTTATTGCGATTAAAAACAGGATACGTATTTGATGATTTAGGGAAAATAGGTGATCTAGTTCTTCGTAGATGTGTCGTACCGAAAGCAGCTTTTTCCGTTGATAAAGTAGATGGAAATACCTACGAGGACATAGATTTCTCGTACACTAACGAGTTTATGGGAACGAAAGTTTCCGACAGAACTTATGTGTGTAGCCATAAGCAAGGTCTTTATACCCTGTATAGTGCTTCCGGTTCTCTCACGGGACGAGCGAGTTACCCGGATAACACTAAAGATGCCACAGGATTCACCGAAGGATACGATACAATTCCGCTAGACGGAAACATTATCGAACAAGGGTCGTATCTGATTGCATTCGATAAATACTACGAGGACCAAAAAACTGTGGTAGCGGACCGGGTAAGAACCGGAATACCCTTGCCTACGTATGGGATGAAATTTCCGTCTCTTCCTTCGGGCTTTAAGGTTACTAGTATCGTGTATTTAAGGAACGACTTTAAGATTCAAACGTCACAGATAGACCCCACGAGCATAGACACAGTGAATCCGTACTTTGTTGCGAACATAGCGAAGACCGATAATTCACCAATAACCGCATCCGAGTTTATCGCTCTTAACGCATCGCTTACTATGTCAGACTACACGAAAGTTCCGGAGATCACAGGGTCTGCTTACGTAGGCACAGGATGCATAGTTCGTGGAGATGTTCAGCTACACGGTGATCCTTATGTTAACCGTGTGTTTGATGTTAACATGTGGGAACGTGGAACAACACAAGATGGGGACTTACCGAACTACCCTACATGGGAAGACCGTAAAATTCCTACAGGGGTAGGAAACAGATTTAGATTTGTAGACGCATTCGAAGTTGAACCGGGTGGAACTTTCTCATGCGCAGAGGGGTATTTGATTCATTTGTACCGATTTGACGGAAGCGGTAAATGGATAGGACAGGCGGGATGGGCAACATCACAGTATATTCCGGAAGGTGAAACAAGGTTCGCAGGTCTGATTATCAAAAAGGCTACTTCTGCATCTGACGCAGGGGGTCTAATAACTGAGGAAGACCTTGCTCTAGCAAACGTTAAGTATCTCCGTGTATTCAAGAAGCGTAGATACATAACCAATGAACTAGACCGGAAAAGCCCGGAAGACGTGTTCCTCACTGAAGACCAGTGGAGAGTAGCCGCAATTAGTACGGGGCAGGCTTATATAGGTCGTATCTATGACACACTTATTGCATCGTCTACTAAGTACTGTATTCTGAAACGACCTATCAACGCAGGTGCTTCATGGACAGTTACGTTACCGGAAGGAGTTGGTAATGTGTATAATCCGTTTAACTCATCATGGGACGCATTAACTAAGTTACTAGGTTTAGGCGTGAAAGATAAAGCAGCGTTGACAGGACTAGAGCTTAATAAAGTTTCGGGTGAAAACGTAACATTGAAGGACGTTCCCGCTGCTAGGTTTATCGTAGAGTTCGTGCCGCAGCCGAGAATCGTTGTTCCATATGGTTCTAATACGCTTAACATAAACGGAGTTAAAATCCGGATGTACGACAATGCCGTGTTATCCCGGAACCTAAACCAAGAAGGGGAAATAGTTCTGAAAGGTGATGCGGTGATGGGCTATGATTTCGATTCCGGAGACTGCATGTGTTCTAATGGTCATAGTGACGCAATAATCAAGTTACCATGATATTCAGTGACATATTAAACTTTATGGATGGGGAAGCCGTAAAACTCGGCTTGCCTATCTATTTCGGAGATACGTCTACTATTAACGAGCTAGTGAATGACATCTCAGGTATGTTCTTAACGTTTGATGTCCCGGACGGTGGTATGTCTAAGTTGCCTCCTGCCACCCGAAAGTATAACGTAGTATTACAGTGCTTGGATAAATCGTACTATCTTACGGATAACGCTGCCGAACTTGATACATTAATGCGTACCGATTTGGCTTTAAACAAACTAATGTCCGCTTTTGTGTGTCACTTCGATGTGGATGGATTGAGTTTCAGGAAGGTACAGAATATCTATGACTCAATGAAGTCCGGTTGGAGTGTAACATTTTCTATAACAGATGATTTATTGAACTATGGATAAGGAGATATTGCAGGTTGTAGAACAGATAAAAAAGGAAATCTTCGAATCTTATGTTTCGAAAGGTTTGGTAGCGTCTGGTGAATTTGGGCGTGATCTAAAAGTAAACGATCTCGGTGATAGGGTAACTATTACTGCACCGCATTATGTCGTACAGATGGAGCAGGGTAGGAAAGTGGGGAGTTTTCCGCCTGTCTCCGCCATTAAAAAGTGGATTCAAGACAAGAACCGGACGGTTGGTGCAAACATCCCGGAGGAAGCAGCTTTCGCCATCGCTTATGTGATGAAGCGGGACGGCATCAAAGTTCCTAACAAATTCAACGGTGGCGGGGTAGTCTCCGACATCATTAATCCTGAACGGGTGAAACGGCTGACGCTGGATATAAACAAGATCATAAAGGCGAAAATTCTAACAATATTAACGCAATGAAATTAAGAATACCAAGATTTGGAGTGAACGTAGATATACCGGACAGCAAAGTATATACCTACCCCAGTTGTGCTACCATATGGGACAACGTGCCGTTAAAGCTAATTATAACGGACCTACCTACGGACATTATTGTGCGGATGGAACTACAGTGCCGTTCTACTCTAGACAGCTTTTATTACACAACGTTAGAACCAGTTGAGGGAATGGAGATAGACGCAGCTTCTTATTTCTTCCCGCTTCTTCCCGTATATAGTGATCGAGTTCAGTTCTACCAAGTAGAACTGACATTGATACATAAAGCCAATCTAACGGCTAATAGTATTACTCAGATAGTTCGTATTCCCGTGATGAACTTGGCGAGTATAAACAATGTTAGCCGAGTGTCTAGGGCTGACACAGATTTCCGGGACAACTACGGACCGCGGGCACCATTAGCGCACACACTGGATGATAATTTCTTTATAGACAGCCGTTATCATGATAGGGACTATGATGTAGACGTTATCTATCAAGACGGAACGGCTGACAAATTTAATTACATGCAGGGTGACGGAATATCGGATGCATGCCAATACAAGAAGATCACGATAAAGAATCCGGATGGGTCCGTAGCTGCTGTTAAGGTTTATCCGGAAGAGGTGCACGCATGCGGAGCTATTACACTGAAATGGCTAAACTCGTGTGGGTCATACGATGCGATTTCCTGCTATAATTGGAGCGCACAATCTACGATAGCGCAAGGTTTATCCGGTGGGAACGTTACGAAGCGGGAACTTACCTGTGTATTCGAAGTGACTGAGGCTAACAAGTTCGCACTAGATGTTCTTTCCCTGTCTCCGGATGTAACTGTTAGAGGGCTAGACGGGGTAGATATGGATACGAAACTTAGATGTTCATCTACTACAAGCGTGAAATATACGGCAACGGGACTAGTTAAAACGGTAACTCTAAAATTCCAGTACTAACATGGATATAAAGATTCAGATAAATGGAGTGTTTTTGGAGGGCTTGACAAAAACGGATGTCAAGCTGTCTATTAATGCATCGTCTCCATACAGTTTCGGAGAATCCACCCGTACCTATTCGGCTAACATTAAAGCTCCTAGGAATCGGGTGAATGATGGGATATTCTATCAAATGAGAAGTTTCGGTTTTACCCACCGTACTGCGAAATACGAGGCTAGAGTTTATATCGGCGGGATACCGATAAACAAGCGGTTCAAAGCTAAGGTATCATGCAGCGAAGACTCCTACGACATAGCTCTGTCCCAGTCGGACCTAAAGATGTCACAGTTACCGAAAGAAGTAATAGAAAGATATCTTTATACATCCGGTGTAGGGAACACTTTTTTCTACCCTGCAAGCGAACTGATAAAGCGTTCTGTTGGCTCCTTTGGTGTTTCTGTATCGTTCCCGCCGATAGAATACGGCGGCTACGAACCGGGATTGATCATCGAGAATCTAGGGCAAAAGCCTTTATCCGAGGTACTGGTGGGGAAGTCGGTTACTGTGTTTTGGCGGTATGCATCCGAAACGGACGAAGGAACGGAGTATTTTAGAGGTAACTTCCTAGATATTTTAGAATACGATACCCGTACCGCTCTAATGGCTCCGGACGGATCAACAGCCAATACAACGGCGGTGATAACGATGGATAATAACGCCTATATTACTTTGGATATGTCAAGAGTGGGGACCATATTAAACTTTGTGGTGTTGAAATCGGTTTACAATAATCAGACCGTAGCGATATTCCAAAAAGATGATAACCAAAACGATATCACGCAGGTACGATATAAGTTTGCTTCTACTACTATGAACATCCCTACATACATATTTAATGGCTTATACATAAGTAGAGACATAAATGTGTATGAGAAATTAGATGCCACCCCGCCGAAAACAATGTCCCCAGACGAAGCCGTTAATCTTTCCGGGAAGATAACTGAGTTAAGGAATACCGCTGGGGTGACACAGGTAGCGGGGAATTGTGGAGTATCGAACGCTGTAGATTTCTTAACGGATATTTGCAAAGTGTTCCAGTGGGGGTGGGAGTTTCAGACCATCGTAGACGATAGCGGACTCACAAGTGTTATTATTAGTATATATAATCTAATCGCGAACGATGCAAAAAACTTTGATCGAAACGGACCGATCACGTTCAATGACATGCGGCAAGACTGGACCGATTTCTACGTATCGATAGACAAGATAGAGGACTCAGAAGGTTTTCCGAACATCGGTATATTCAAAATCGGTGATTTTACAAAGAGTTTACAATTATCCAGTGCATCGTTCACGGCTAAAGGGACCGTAGTAGAATCGGGCGTGCCGAATCCACAAGACGGTACGTACCCGCGCTTTTCGATACGAAAGGTTCAAGACAATAAGCCCGTAACTTGGGTCGAATATTTCAAGTCTATCGAGTACACGCAACGATTAACCAAGTATTACGGTATGTTTTCGGACGCTATAGATGTCACTATTAAGGCTAAAATACCCTACTATTTCATAGAGAACAAGTATAAACATAACGGAGTAGTGTATTTTAAGCAGCTAGGATCATTTTTCTACGTTCGTTCTATCACGGAGTATAACCTAGCAACGCAGGAATGTAAGGTAAAACTAACTAAAATTAATCTTAATCGTTAAATAAATGGCAGATAATGTTACATTACTAGACCTTTCGTTCAAGACGGACGAGGCGGTAGAAGGTTTGGACGCTCTGATCAAGAAGTCTTTAGACCTTGCAGAAGAAAAGAAACAGCTAACCAAGCAGATAAACGCCGAAAAGACGGCACTTGCCGGGCTTCGTCAGAACTATAAAGACAATCTTATAGAACAAACGGCGTTCGAAAAGGCAACGGAGAAGTCAGAAACAGCGATCATATCGTTAACCAAACAACTAAACAATAATAAGAATGAGACTTCCGAGAATGCCGCCGCTATTAAAGCACACACTACCATTGTCAACTCGGAAGCGGAAAGCGTGGAAACCCTGCGAGCGAAGTTAGCCCTTAACACGAAGGCACTAAACAAAATGTCCGTTGAACAGCGGACAAACTCGGAGGCTGGGAAACAGATGGTAGCCCAAACCAAGGAAATCTCCGACAAACTGAAAGACCTTGAAAAAGGGGTGGGAGATACCCGTAGAAACGTGGGTAACTATGCAGAGGATATCGAGAAGGCAACCGGAAGCCTCGGCGGTATGACTGGCGCAACCGGGCAAATGGTCAAAGGTATGTCCGGCGGTATTGCTTCTATAAAGGCATTCAACGCTGCATTGATGGCGAACCCCTTTGTTGCCATTGCATCGGCTATTCTTGCGGTAATCTCAGCTATCGGAAAGTTGATGGACCGCAACAATGAACTGGCTGTTTCCGTTAAGACTATATTAGCACCTATCGAGTTGATCATAACTAAGGTGTTGGATGCCGTAGCCGCTCTGTTTGTGGAGATAGTCAAGGTTTTTGAGTGGCTGGCAGAGGCTTATATTAAGGTTTACAACTGGTTAGGTCTGATATCGGACGAAACTGTTAAGTCTATCGAAACTGCTAGAGGGATGGCACAAGTAGAACGGGACATATATAACGCTGAAACCGATCTTATTGTAGTTTTAGCCCGGCAACGTAGGGAAATGGAGGAACAAAAGGCTATTCTTGCCGATCAAACTAAGAGTTCTAAGGAAAGGCAAGATGCAGCTAATGAAGCCCTACGGATATCTAGAGAGATGGAAGCCTCCGAATTAAAGATACTAGAGGCTAAATATCAGCAGATAAAGACGCAAAACGAATTGTCTTACACTTCTGATGAAGACAGGAGGAAAGAACAAGAGGCTTTAGCAGCATTGGAGGAAAAGAGAGCACAGTATTTATCACAACGGAAAGAACTAACTAGTCAGGTATCCGGGCTGGAAAAAGCTGATATGGCAGCCGCCGTAGTAGCCGATAAAAAGCGTGCCGAGGATTATGCTAAATCCCAAAGAGCGGCAGCGGAGAAAGTCAAAAAAGACAAAGAAGACGCAGAAAGGAAAGCTGCCGAAACCGCTAAGAAAGTTCAGCAGGAAGTTCTAAAAAGCTACGAAAACGGAATAACCGAATTGCAGCTAAAGATAAGAGAATCTAATATCGGTATAGTAGACAAGCAGAAGGCACTAGAGGACCAAGACGCGCTAAACCAAGCTATCTTGGAGAAGGAACGTTACCGTCTCCAGCAAGGTCTGATCACCCAGCAGGAGTTCGACAACATCCGATTGGAGCAGCGCGTGGCGTTCCAAGAACAGGTAGCCGAACTTGAGAAGGCAGAGGAGGACAAGAAGAAAGAAGCAGCCGCCATTGACTTGGAGAACAAGCGTGCTATTGAGGAAGCCAGCATAACTAGTGACTTCGAACGTGAATCCCTTCGTCTAGAGCAGCAATATCAAATGGAAGTTGCGAACGCTGAGAAGACTGGGGCGGACATTTCTTTGATTGAATCCAAATACGCCCAAATACGGGAAAAGAGAGAAAAGGAACTGGTAAACGCCAAGTTGCAAATGACAGCTGATATCGCCGGGCAAATCTCTAATATCATGGGACAGGAATCAGAAGCCGGAAAAGCGTTTGCTCTGGCGCAGGCTACGATTAACACATACTTAGGTGCATCTAAGGCTATTGCGCAGGGTGGTATTTGGGGAGTAGCGCAAGCAGCCATCGTGATCGCCGCCGGATTGAAACAAGTAGCCTCAATTATGAAAGTAAAAGAAGATATTCCCAAAACTAACACCAGCGTTAAGAAGTTTGCCAAAGGTGGTACCGTGTTTGGTGCTCCGCATTCACAGGGCGGTGTAACGTTCACCGGATCAAACGGGCAGCAGTTCGAGGCGGAAGGAGGCGAGAATATGTACATCCTCAACAAACGTGCATCTCATGCTATAAATGCGTTGTCTGCTCTTAATCAGCAATACGGGGGACGGTCTTTTGGTAATTCTAATGCTTACCGATATGCACAGGGGGGAGGATTCGATGTTATCAGTACTCAATCTTATACGAATCTTAATCGGTCTATGTCTAAGCAAACGGTTGATTTGTCCGACAAGACAGTGGCAGCTATCGCACTTGCGTTTGTAGAAGGGGTAGAGAATGCTCCAAATCCGATAGTTTCAGTCCAAGATATTACCGATGTACAACAAAATCGTACAATTGTTATTGATTCCGCATTGGGCTAATTCGTATTTGCTACAATTTGCGGATAGTAAGTAGGTTGTAACAGCTATTTTTGTGTTGAAATATAGTTTATAATATAGAATAATTTATCTAGTAAATCTCTAATTTATGGATTTCAAGAAAATACGAATTATAGAGGCGGGACCGACCGCAAACGATTGGACGGATGAAGTTAACGGTGAATTAAAAACCGGGAAAATCGTTATTACGCCCGAATCGCTAGCGTCCCTTGTGGTGGCTGGTAGTATTCGCCCTATCCATTCTCGCCGGACACACAACGGTAACGATCTGCTGGACCAGTACATCGGTAGTTTCTCTAATTTCGTTGAGGAAAACGGAGTAGTCTACGCCGATCTGACCTTTTCGGAAGCTCTCTTAAAGAACTATCCGCAGGAGGCAGGATTTATGAAGGACATGATTGAAAAGGAACCGGAAATGCTGGGCGTTTCAGTCGTAGACTTAGACACTAAGGTGTGGAACGAAGAGAACCAAACATGGGACGTGACGAGTTTTGAAGAATTATTCACGTGTGACCTTGTAGGCTTACCAGCCGCGACAAGTTCGCTTTTTAATAACCAAAAATCAAAGAACAAAATGGGTCTTTTATCAAGCATTATCAGCACCTTTTCAAAGAAAACGGAGCTTAAAGAGGAAATCGTAGAAACGGTTAATGGTGAAAAGATCACTATTAAGGCAGCAGGAGAAGAGGCAGCCGTAGGTGACGAAGTAGTAAAAGAGGACGGAACCGCCGTGGAAGATGGTGAGATCACCGTTGATATCCCGGAAGAGGGAAAAATCGTTCTCGTGATCAAAGATGGCAAGATAGCCGAGTTCAAAGAGCACATGGACGAAAAGCCGGAGGAAACACCGGAGACAGAAACCAAGACACCGGACGAATTTTCTCAGCGTCTAACTGCTCTTGAATCATCTTTGAGTGAGATTAAAACAATGCTTTCCAAGCAAACGAAAACGCCACCTGTTGCAACTCGTACGGTGGGAGGCAAACCGAAAACAGATGCACAAAAAACGCAGCTTTCCAACGAGGAAGCACGCAAGAAAGCGCGGGAGGCGATGGTTAAGTTCGCAAAAGAAAAGTAATCACACTAAAATCATAGGAGACTATAAATTATGGCAATGACATTTACAGATTTAAATAATCTGAATATTAACTCACTGGCTGACGTCATTTCTTTGACTGTCGGGCTGGTTGGCGAAATGGAACGCGGTGCAACCGTTCTCTCTGGACTTGACAACAAAACGCCTATTGTTACTTTTGTAGCGAAAGATAAGGCACTTCGTAAGTCTGCTGGATGTGAAGGTACTTATGAGTACACAGATATGTCCGATCATGTAAAGTACTATGACTTCCAGCCTTTGGAGTTACCTATCGTTGTTTGTTTGCAAGATTTGTGGGGGAAGATGGTAGCTAAGGGTATTCATTTGTCGGACGATTTCGATGAAACTCAACTGGCAGGTTTCATGGCTTCGGAAGTACTGAAAGTTTTGGAGGCTGATTTGCTACGTCTCGCATGGCTGGACGGAACCAAGACAGGTGATGTTGCTTACAATATTTTCAAAAATGGTGGTTTCATTAAGCAAATGAAGGACAGCGCAGAAACTATCCTTCCTTTGCAGTTGACTACGGCTAGCGTAGAGGATACCATGAAGAAACTTATTGATTCACAACGCCCCGATCAAAAGGAACTTAGCGAGTTCTTCGTGACTTCTAATGTAATGCGCCTGTTTAAGAACTTAGTTCAGAGTAAGGACAACACAACTGCTCAGGAACATTTCGAGAACGGAAAAGCTGTGTACACTTTAGAAGGATACAAGATCAATGAACTTCCTCATGTTTCAGCGTCTATGATCGCAGATGCAACAGACGAAGATGCGTTTATCGCGTTTACTCCGAAACGTAATATCCAAATCGCTTTGGAAGATTCAAGCGTGAACATTAAACCGTTTATTCAAGATGCGAAAGACCGCAAGTATTACTCTACAACTGTGTTTGCTGCGGACGTAATGGTAGCTATTCCGTCTATTTTGAAACTTGCAACAAAAGCGAAAGCATAACAACTAATACCGAAAACTATGGCATGTATGAAATTAAATAAGGCTATCGTTTTTGGGTGTGCGGGCGGCTCAGTCGGTTTGGCTGGGCTGTACCTTGTTAACAAATCGGAATTGGCTTCTTTTGTAATGGGTGGCGATGGCGTGACGCTAAACTCTATCGTCCTTGTATCCGGTGCAAAGGCAATTCCGGTTGACTGTTACAAGAACGGCGCAAAAGTAGTGGACGCTTTGCGTACACTGGACGGTGCAGCCGGAATGGAACAGACGGTTACTATCACGGTCTACGATAAAACTTCTGACGGTGCAGCGATTAAGGAATCACTGCTATCCGGGAATTACGTAGCCTTCGCAAAACTCAAAGACGGCGGTAACATTAAAGTTGCCGGACTTAATACCGGGCTGGAAGTGGCAAGCATGGACGGAGATACTTCGGCGGCTGGCGGTTTCGATACCGTAACGCTGAAAACACCGGATAACTCTAGGGGGGATCGCAATATAGTTGCTTTACCTGCTGTTTGGACGTATTTAGAAGCTAATAAATTAACTTAACAACATGGGATGTATTAGTAATATCACGGGTGCAATAACCTACGATTGTTTAGGTGGAGCAGTTGGAATAGCTGATTTGTTGCTTATTAACTACTCAGATATCCAATCTATCTCCATCGCCAACGGTATCGCTACTATCACGTTGACTGCTTCGGGCAAGGTTATCCGGGTAGCGTCTATCCGAAAGGGTGCAAATGCTACAGAAGCCCAAAGAATTAACGAAAACGCCCCGAATGCGCTGGAACAATCGGTTAATTTTACCGTGTATAAGAAAACGAGTGCGGAAAACGTGTTTATCAATACCATTCTCAATTCTCGCCTTGTGGCGGTTGCAAAAATGGTTGAAACAGGTGTTTACCGTATCTATGGCTGTAATTACGGTTTGGAGGTATCCGGACTGGAAGAATCAGCAAATGATAACGGCGGCTATACCGCCATTACGTTAACCACACCTGAGAATGTTCTAGGAGAAGCCCGTGCGTCAATCACTGAGGCTACCTGGAATACTCTCGTGTCTAAATCATCATAATTATGGCTTGTTTAAAGAAGATAGCACAAGATTTAGCGTTTGATTGCGCTAATCCCGGTTTAATCTCTGGAATTGCCGGAGTAGAAGAAGCCGTAATATTGAACTACGAAGATGTTTCTAGTATCTCGGTATCTTCTACGACAGGACAGGCAGTAGTAACAATGAAAGCCGGAACAAGGGGATATACCGTTCAATCTGTAAAAAACTCTATTCAAGTGACGGAGGCATCGCGGGCAAACGACAATGCTCCTACTATGTTGGAAATATCAGTAGTCATGAAACTTCTTTCATCGTTACCTGTAGTTAGCTACATTATCGCTTTGGTTTCTGGGTCGTTTTTGGTTGCTATTAGAACAAAAAACAACCAATATTTCATTTTGGGATGTAACTCACCGTTAGAGGTTTCAGATTTATCAACTGATAGTTCAACAGACGGAGTTTCAACCGCTACTTTAAAAACGCCGGACGGGTCTTGCGGAGATTTCCATTATAGTATTACGGCGGCACAGTATAACTCTTTAAAAACTGTATAATCATGGCAAGAGCAAAGAAAACTGTAACAAAAGATATCAAGCCCGTGCGCGAATTAATTCGCTTAACGGACGAGTTCGAGATTTTGAATCTCTGTAAAAGTATTACGCATCTAAAACTGGACCCTATGTGCCATATGGATCGTGCGTACGCGAAGAAATGGTATGAGGATCACTACTTGACGGGCATACACGTTCGCTACGTAATGAAACCGGGACTATCTATCAATCATGTGGCGGACGGAGTTGTTTACCGTGCATTTAACTGTACGGACGCCATCGCCGAACGAATCATGAAAGAAAATCCGGTTTATAAATCCTACTTTGAGGACTTAGGTCCAATAGAGCCACAGGAGGACGTACCGACCGTTTTGCCCGCTGATCCTGAACCGGAACAAACACCGGAGACAGAAGCTCCAGAAGAAGAGAAGCCCGTAGAACCGGAGACCCCCGCTGATCCTGAACCGGAAGCTTCAGTAGAAACAACGCCGGAGGTTTCAGTAGACGAGATTATGAAGGAACTGGAATAAACTAAAAGGAAACGTTAATATGATAGCTCACAAGAAAGTAAACGTAATAGTAGATAGAGCGCTCAAAGTTAACGCTAAGGTTTCCGAAAAGATTGTGGGGTATGGGGACGGAAACCTATACCCCCAAATTTTATCGGAGCTTATATATGCTAGCAAAACCGCCTCTTTGAGTGTGGAACGGCTGAGCGAAGCGATAGAATGTGAAGGCTTTAAAAACCGTGATTTTGGCGAAATGACGAACGCCCACGGAGATAACATGGACGAGATACTGAATATGCTGGCATATGACGTAGCTCGTTTCAGAGGGTGCGCTCTAATTGTCCAGTATGGAGGCGATTATCGCCCTAAAATGATTTATCCCGTTCCTTTCGAATATGTCCGTGCCGGGCTGAATAAAGACTACTTAACGAATCCGGTTATTCATAAGTACGTAGTGTTTAATAATTGGGATCGTCAAAATATCAAGTCTACCCAATTGGATAAAACGGCAGTTACCTACCCGGCGTTCAATCCAGATAACTTTGCGGATGAAGTAGAGTTTTTCGGCGGAATCGAGAATCACCCCGGACAGCTTTTGTACATAAACTTCTTCACTACGAAGCCCTATCCGCTTTCTCCGTTTCATGCAGTCCAGTCTGAGATGCAGGCGGAGGCGATGAACTCCACATATGTAGAACGTACTTTGACCCGTGGCTTCCATATGTGTTCAATTATATCGCATGGAGAGTTTACAGAGCAAGAGGAACAGAATGCTTTTGTGGAAGGGATTAAAAAAGTTATGGGAGCACAGGGTGCTGGAAGCGCAGTTCTTGTTCGTGATGACAATGCTTTGTCTGATAAACCGTTTATCAAGGTAGACCAGTTGGGCGTACCGATTGACGCTAATCTGTATAAGGCTTACAACGAACCGCTAAAAAAGGATATCGCTTCACAAGCCTACAATATTCCTATTCCTTTGGTTGACTCGTCTTTGATTTCATTCTCCAATGCGTCCGGTGAGGTCGTGAAGGAAATGCAAAAAGTTTATCGCCGTTCTGTGACGAAACTTCGTAGTAAGTTGAGTCGGGAAATTGCGCGTGCCTTAGACCTTCCAACAGAAGTATGTGAAATTTATAACGAATTAGAAGAATCTAACTCGACAGTAAACGTTAAAACAGACCCAAATGAATAGTTTTTCCGAAGTAATCAAGAAGTTCCGTGAAATCTTTGATATCGCAGCAGATGTTAAGGACACAGAGATAAACAAATGCATTCAAGAGGCAGATAAGCTCGATATAAAAGTAGCTCTTTGCGGTGATACATTCTTTTCGGTATCGAGTGAGCTAGGAGGTGGAAAAGGAGAGAGTGATATCCCTGCCGGAACCGATTCTGATTCTAATTATTCGTTAGATGTCGTAATAGCCGGGAAAAACTACAATATAGTTCCTCTTTATACGATCCTATGTTATTATGCGTTTGTGCGATATATGAAGATAGCGGACCAAAAAAGCACATCTACAGGACTGAAAACGCAGGTATACAACGGGTCGTTGATATTGCCAGACTATAACAAAAATAAGCGATGGGAAGAGGAACGTGGGAAAGCAGATGCTTTTATAGAGGATTTTCATATTGTATACGAGTTATTTAAGGAATCAAATAATCCAAAGGATAAACATTGTTGTGACTCTGTTAAGCCTTATCGAGTATGTTTTATAAGTTAAAAGAGTGAGGAAATGAAAAGGGAAACGAGAGACGATATTATGATTTGGTCTGCTGTGGGAATGCTCTTCGCAGGAGTGGGGGTGTCGGTTGCAGGTTTTTTAGTTGAGCCTTTAGGTATCATTCATGATACTGTATTATGGTTCTTTGCACAATGCTTGATATGGTCGGGAGCTGTTTTCGGCATCCCTGTCTATGTCAGAACTAAAATTAGTAGCATGATTGGTAATATACCCGAAAAAGAAAAAACGGAAGCGAAAAGGAGAGTAAATAATGAACTGGATCAAGGAAAGTAATCGCCCTAAACATTTGCTGTATGCTATTCCAGCAGGAGCACTATTTACTATTTTATTTGTGGCAGGATTGGCGGCAGGGATGGAGTTTAAGGACAGGGATTGGGGTGGGAAATGGGATTGGCTTGATATTGTGGCAACATTAATCGGTGGAGCTATCGGGCAACTAATTCAAGTTTTAATATTGATTTTAATTATATAGGAGGAAAAGTATATGAAAAGAGAAGATATAGACTCAATCATCATTCACTGCTCGGCAACACGTGCCGGACAAGACTTGCGAGCTAAGGATATTGACCGGATGCACCGGGCGCGTGGCTTTAATCAAATTGGCTATAACTTTGTAATTGATTTAGATGGTACTGTAGAAAACGGTCGGTCATTATCCATTGACGGAGCACATTGTAACACGAAAGGGTTTTCCGGTATTAGTTATAATAAACACAGTATCGGTATCTGCTACATCGGTGGGCTTGATGTAAGCGGACATCCCAAAGACACTCGAACCGAAGCGCAAAAGAACGCCCTTCGTGATCTTGTAGCCAAACTATGTAGGGAATATGATATAGTAGAGTTATTGGGGCACCGGGATACGTCTCCAGATATTAATGGAAATGGTGAGATTGAACCAGTAGAATATATCAAAGCGTGTCCATGTTTCGATGTCCGGAGTGAATTTACCAACTTTTTACGCAATACAGTAGTTAAACCATGAAAGTTCTACCTTGGATATTAGTATGCTTGCTACTTGGTGTACTCGTGTGGATGCGTTGTAATCCGCACGATCCATCAACGGTGTACATTAAGGGAGATACTGTACGTATCCGGGATACAATAAGAGACACCATTCCCATACCGGTAAAGGAAACTCTGAAGCGTACCGATACGGTGTATTTGCCGATTATAGTAGACACCACTACCGACAGAACAGTAGAAAGTGATTCAATTCCGGTACTTATACCGATCACAAGCAAGGAGTATAAGACTAACGATTATCGGGCGGTGGTTAGCGGCTATATGCCAAATCTTGATTTCATGGAAGTATACAGAGAAAAGGAGATCGTTATTCTTAAACCGGAGAAAAAACGCTGGGGATTAGGCTTGCAGACTGGATGCAGTTATCCGGGCGGTTGGTATGTTGGTATAGGAATAAGTTATAATTTGGTTATGTGGTAAATAAAAGGGAATATGAGGCGATAGTGTTCGTGGATTCCTTCTCTATTATTTTTACTGCTATATTATTTTTGGATATTTCACATATTATTTATAATTTCGTATTTACATTTTAATCTCATCTCATAATGTAACTTATATAAATTATATATTGAAGGTATGAAATATATATGTTTATTTCTTTTTGCGTGTATTTCAATAATATCCAAAGCACAAACTTTAATTATATCAGAAAATGATTCTACGGTTATGACAGAATATAATGATGGGAATCTTTGGGCATATAGAAATGCGAATGGTTTTATCGTTGGTCTTACGACTTATGAAACTAAAGATGATTATGGAAAATATTACCGGATAGAGATTTGCATCAAGAATCAGTGTGATTCATCGGTTATATTTACGCCAGACGATGTTACTTCTCACTTACTAACTAATAGAGGGGATAGTTCTCAATTAATAGTATATACAAATGAAGCTTTTCAGAAAAAGATAAGAAAGTCTCAAAACTGGGCTATGGCTTTATATGGCTTTTCTTCTGGGCTTAGTGTAGGAAGTGCCGGATATTCTACGTCTTATTCTACATCGTATTCGTCAAATGGTACTACTTCTACAACAATAACCAACCATTATGATGCAAATGCAGCTTTTCAAGCTAATATGGCATCATCTTACCAATTACAAATATTGGGCAAAATGATGGATAATGATAGGGAAATAAAAAGGCAAGGATATTTAAAGAAGACAACAGTACATCCTAATGAGGGTATAATAGGATATATGAACATTAAAAGGAAAAAAGGAAAGATTCTAACTATAAATATACCTATCAATGGTTATGTCTATTCTTTTGATTGGGATGTAAGTAAATAAAATTGGGTTGAAGGTAAATGAAAGGCAGCTTATTAGGCTGCCTTTTTAATAAATAACTAAAGCATTCCTTTCTCTTTGGCTAGTTTTAAGATAGCCTCACAAATAAACGAAGTCTTATCGTCTACCTTTTCAAGAATTGAACAGACATCCTCCGGAGCCTTAAAGCCGTAGCGTTTCGCAGTTGTTTTCTTTCGTCCTGCTCCAGCTCTTGTGCCCCCATGTTTTCCCTTTGTTATTTCATCCATAATTGTTATATTTGCAAAATCCTAATCGGTTGGGGAGGTTTCCCTCCCCTTGGATTTTAGAGTAGAATTTCAAAGTTTACTCTTACTTTCCAGATTCTAAATGAAATTGCGAGTCTCATAATGAATACCGATTAGGTTTCTCTTCTTGCTTTCTCGGTGAAGAAGATTAACCGCTGTAATCATCTCTTTGATTACATTACAAAGATAAGCATTATTTTGATAACGTACAAACGAAATCAAGAAAAAGTTTAAGAAAATATCATTTTTAACATTTAGATAATATGTAACTTATTATCTACTTTATATTCATTACAATCAAAAGCAGCACACATAAGAATAAAGCGATCTTTTACTCCTAGTTTAGTATATCGGTTTACTGCGTCACTATTCTTTGAATGTAATCCGGCTGCATACTTATCAACTTGTACTTTGTTCATTAAGTCTACATGCGTTTTACGAGCCAGTTTGCTACTTGCTACTTCATATAGGGGCTTATATTCATTTTTGCTTTTCGCTTCATCAAATACAGCAACAAGTCTATCTATTTTGCAGTATTCTAACAAAACTTTTATCTTGTCATTGTATCCTCGTTCTCCTGATACATAGCGTAATATAGGGAAATTGAAATTGTATTTCTTTATAATTTCTAAAGCAAAACGCATTAAAGGAGTTTTGATTTCAATTCTTGTATCATTTTCTTTTAGAGTTTTGTGTGGTAAGTAATGAATGAAAGGAATATCTTCTTCTATTGCGATATTATCAAAGGATAGCGTTTGGAAGTCTCCAATTCGACAACCTAAACTACATTGAAGTAAGAAAGCGTCTTTAGTCTCTTGTAGGGAGCTGGGGACATCTGTATTTTGTAGTTTAATGAACTCGGCTTTAGTTAAAAATATAGGTTCATCGTATTGTTCCTTCATCATTACTGTTTTACGCTGTTTTCCAAGTTTACGGAATGGTGATACTGGTATTTCATCGTTACTTTCCAGTTCGTTGAAAAATGCCTGTAGCTTTTTTAATTTTGTTGCAACAGTATTTTGCCCTCTTGGTGAGGTTGGAATATTGCGATTATTCATGTCAACATAAAGCCCCCTATATTTATCTACCAATATATATTCATTAAACAGAAAATCACGAAATAGTATAAGTTTCTCATTATTGAAATCGGTTGGAGTGATATCACTTAAGTTGTTGATAATGAGAAAACGGTTTAATTCCCGTAATAATACATCATAATGTTTCTTTCTGCCTTCGCCAAATATTCCATCCTTATAACATTGCTCTATGTATAAGTTGAGTCGGTTATGGAGGCTTTCACTTGATTCCTTGTTAATATACTTCTCCGGATTAATATATTCATCTATATATTGATTTAGTTGTTCACTGGTTTCTATCTTGTGATCGGTGTATAAACGTAGAATTAGGTTTTTGCGTTCCGTTATGTCTTTATAAAACTCTTCTCTAGTTTTGCAATGGATTGGTATAAGTACTTTGGATTTGTATTGTTCCTTTTTCTCATCCCAAATTGAAGGTTGTACTAAAATCTCGGAAGTGTGAAATAATTGTATATTCCTACCATCGGATAAACGAAATCGTATATTAACAAAGTTATCCTTTTTGCTTGATCGAATAAATGCTTTTACTGTTGCCATATAGCTATCATTTTACGGTTGTGCAAATATACTGTTTTTGCACAACGAAAATGCTTAATTGCACAACTAAAATGCAACATAATACAACTTGCTGTTTTGTATATGTCTGATAATTAATGTATTTGTATGAGATTGTATAGTGTGTATTTTTAAATATTAGACCGCACCGGGGTCACAT